GTGGCCGAGGTCGGCATTGTCCTACACCCATCCATCAAGCATTCGCATTGCAGCCCGGATGGCCTCTGCGGCGATGATGGTATGGTTGAGATCAAGTGCTGCGGCGCGGCCCGGCATATTGAGCTGCTCGACGAGGGCGCGGTCGAGGACCGCTACATCAAGCAGTGCTTTTGGCAAATGGCTTGCACCGGTCGGCGCTGGGTCGATCTGGCTTATTTCCATCCCGATTTCCCGCACGAGATGCAGCTTGTGATCCACCGGATTGAGCGGGACGAGGCCGTTATTGCCGCGCTTGAAAGCGATGTTTTGGCATTTCTGAACGAGGTTGCGGACACCGTTGCCAGCCTAACCACCCGCTACAAAATGAAGGAGGCAGCATAATGCAAATCATCACCATAGCCGGCAAACTTGGCCGGGACGCAGAACTCCGCAACACGCAGAACGGCGACAGCGTTTGCAGCTTTTCCGTTGCCGTGGACCAGCGGAACGGGCGCGAGAAAACCACTAACTGGTGGCGCGTAAGCCTCTGGGGCAAGCGCGGCGAGGCGCTGGCGCAATATCTGACCAAGGGCGCGGCGGTGTCCGTTTCAGGCTCGTTTGAGCTTGGCGAATATGAAGGCAAACCGCAGCTCAACATCAAGGCCAGTGAGATCGCTTTGCAGGGCGGCAAGAGCGACAGCCAGCCCGCACAGCAAGCGCAGGGTTCCACCAGCAACAGCGGGCCGCGCAACGGGTTCGCGACCGATCTGGATGACGACCTTATTCCATTTTGAGCCACCCGTCCGGCAAGTTGGGTTGCCGGACCTAACCCACGCCGGGCCGCCGTGGTGATAGCGGCCCAACTATAGGGGAACGAGATGACGCCGCTTTATGTAAACATCAACGATGCCGTCCAACTATCGGGAACATCCCGGTCAACGCTTTATGTTGAAATGAAAGAGGGGCGGTTGCCCGCTATTAAGTCTGGCAGGCGCACTTTGATTGCTGTCTCTGATATTGAGAAATGGCTATCAGAATTGCCCGCGTGGACGCCGAACTCCTGATATGCTCCCGCCCCGCATCCCTAAAACGAAAAAGCGTTCATCCCGCTGGCGCTCGCAACCGCACTGCAACTTTGTCCGCAGTCATGCTTGCAGCGTTTGCGGATCGACAACCGCAATTGAGGTTGCGCACGTTCGTTTCGGGAGCGGGGCAGGCATGGGCCAGAAGCCCGACGATCACCGCACTGTGAGCCTTTGCCATGACTGTCATGCGCTACAGCACACGGCGGGCGAATTGACGTTCTGGCAGGGCCGGGACGTGGAAGGGCTGATTGAGGCGTTCTGCAAAGCCAGCCCCAAGGCGCGCGAGATCCGGCAGGCCCGCAATGGCTAAAGACCTTGCCCCGCTTTACTTTGAGGCCCGCCTTGGGATGCTCAAGCCCGCCAACAACAAGGCGGAAGCCGCCCTGCGCGAGATCAAGGGCCGGGTGCGCGTCGAGATCAAGGGCGGGTCGGCCAACCAGCGGCGCCGTGGTCTGTATTGGACTGTCGCCGCAATTGTTGCCCCGCTGCTCAATGAACAGCACGGCATGACAATCGACGATGACGATTTGCACGACATCACCCGCGACAAGCTCAAGATGTTTGATGAAGTCAAGCTGCCGAGCGGCGAAGTGCATCGCAAGCGCTGGTCAACCAAAAATAGCGCGATGAATGAGGCTGACCGGGCTGACTTTACAACCAAAGCCTTGGCGCTTTGGTCAACGTGGACCGGGATCGACGTAGCCGATTTGCGCCGCGAAGGCGAACTGGAGGCATCATGACCGACGAAACAATCCGCGCCGCCCGCGAGCGGCTGATCGAAACGCGCCGCTGGGGCCGGACGTGCGAAATAGCCATTCGGTCCGGCGAATGGGACACGGGCGGGATGATGCGCGACGCCATCGCCGCCGTGCTGCGCGAACGCCAGGAGGTCATACCGGAATGAGCCGCCTTCTAACCGACCGCCAGGTGTGCGATCAATTCGGCTTGCCCAAAACCGCAACGCTGCGTTGGATGCGCGCCAAGGGTTTGCCGTTTGTCAGGCTGGGCAAGTCATGCCTATACGATGCCGCTGACGTGATCCAATTCATCGAGGCGCAGAAGGAATGCCACGCCCGAACACCGGCCCTAAGCTATACTGGCACCCGGAGCGCGGCACATACTATATCCGATGGTATGAGCGCGGAGAAAAGCGCGTCCGCAGCACGGGCACAAGCGACCGCCACGAGGCTGAAAAATGCCTCGCGCAATTCATCGGCGCAAGTCACAAGCCTGCCAGCGGCCCGCGCCAGCCGGATGCAATAACGGTGGGCGAGGCGCTTGACCTTTACGGCACCGGGCCGGGCGCGAAAGCCGCAGACCCGACGCGCATAGGTTACGCGATAACCGCGCTACTGCCGTTTTGGCAGGACAAGACGATTGCCGAGATTAATGCCGCGTCGTGCGATCAATACGCCCGCCACAGGGACAAGGCCCCCGGCACCGTCCGGCGTGAGCTGGGCACACTGGCAGCGGCGATCAACCACATTCACCGGGAAGGCGTTTTAACCCGCGCCGTTCCCGTTACCTTGCCGCCGAAACCGGCACCGAAAGAGCGTTGGCTCACCGTGTCGGAGGCCGCCAAGCTGCTGAACGCCGCACGCACGTCAACCGGGCGGGGCAGGGGATACCTTCCGTTGTTCATCCTCATTGGGCTTTACACCGGGGCGCGGAAAGAGGCGATTCTGTCCCTGCGCTGGCCGCAAGTGGATCTGGCGCGCGGGAGGATTAACTTTGCCCGGCCCGGTATCGGCCAGACGAAAAAACGCCGCCCTATGCTGCCGATGCCCGCCCGCCTGCGCACGTTCCTGCACTACGCATGGCAGCGCCGGTCAAGCGATACGGGAACAGTCCTGCACATTGACGGCAGGCCGATCCAGAAGCTGAACCGGGGCTTTGCGCTGGCGGCGGGCAAGGCCGGGCTGTCGGACGTAACCCCGCACACGCTGCGCCACACGCGCGGGACATGGCTGGCCCAACAGGGGGTGCCGATCTGGCAAATTGCCGGTTGGCTCGGGCAAGACCCGGAGACGACCAGCCAGATTTACGCGCACCACCACCCGGATTTTATGGGCGAGGCAATGGCGGCGGTGGATCGGCGTAAGGCCGGTAACGGGAACCAATACAGGAACGCGCTATGATAAACGACTGCGCCCCGCACGGGGAAATATTTGATATTGTTGGCAAAAGCTGGTCGGGGAAAGAGGATTCGAACCTCCGGCCCCTGCCTCCCGAAGAATGTCGCCCGGCCAAAACTGGCGGATTTGCGCGGCTTTGGCCTGCGCCTGTTACCGGAACAAAGCGTGATTCTGCGCCCGTTGCGGGAACTGATACGGGAACGCTATTCGATCTGATTGGCGGCCCGCTGTGACCCCCTACGCCCCCTCAACCCCTGACCCCTTGCTGCTTGTATGTTCAGTGGTGCTGATCGTGGTGGTGGCTGTGGTGATTTATAGGAGGAATAGGCTGTGAGTGAGGCGATGCGCTTTGCCTATGCTGACCCGCCGTATTTCGGATGCGCGGCGAAGTTCTATGGTCACTTGCATCCCAACGCAGATGACTATGACAGCCCGGAAACCCATCAGGCGCTGATCGACCGCATGTGCGCGGAGTTCGATGGCTGGGCGCTGTCCCTGCACGCGCCGTCGCTCAAGGCGATGCTCAATATGTGCCCGGATGACATCCGGGTCGGTGCGTGGGTTAAGCCTTTCGCCTCGTTCAAGAAGAACGTGACCCGCGCATGGGCATGGGAGCCCATCCTGCTTTGGGGCGGACGCAAAATCCCGACAACGCAAAACACTGTCCGCGATTGGATCGAGGCCCCCGCGATTGCCGAGAACATCACCCTGCGGCGGGGCTTCACTGGAGCCAAGCCTGCGGCGGTTACGTGGTGGATTTTCGACTGGCTCAACATGAAGCCGGGCGACGAGTTCACGGACCTGTTTCCCGGCTCCGGCGCGGTGACAGAAGCGCATCAACGCTGGCTCGAATGCCAGACCGGCGAATGTCAGGAGGGGCTTTTTGCATGACCCAACCAAAGGAACCAACAATGAGCGATGACATCCCGCAGTGGTGCATTGATCGGGCGCGCGAATTGGCGGAAGCCTGCAACCCGCGCAAACCGGGATACACGGGTTACGTAATCAACCCCGACGCGCCATCGTTCCGCGCCCTAGCCCGCCTGATCCACAAGACGCAGCCGGAGCCTGTGGACCCGTTGGTAGATGCATTCGCGGGGCTTGTTCCTTTCTTGCCCGAGCGGCAGATGCTTGAGTCACACGCGGAGTGCATGGCTCGGGAATTGCGTGCCGAGTGCTCTAAGCTTGGCTACCGCATCGAACTCGTGCGGGAGGGTGTGTGACGGCGCTAAACCAGTCGATCAAAAATTAGAACTAGCCGACCCTCGTGGCGCGGCGAGCATTTGAAGGACAAATGATGGACTGGTTCAGAAAATGCGCCGGAAATGAATTGACGCTTCACCTATTCGCCAGTTTGTAAACCCACCCCGCTTTGACCTGACCGGCGACAGGTGCTATAGTGCTGTTGCTGCGGCGGATTGACCGGGAGGTTGCCCCGGATAGTGCTGGCCAGCATAGCGCACCGACGCGCCGCCGCAGCATCACTTCCTTGCAATCGACAGCGCCCAATCGTGCGCCGCTAGGGCATAGACGTAGAGATCGGCGCAGGCTTGCACGTCAGACTGGCTGACAGCCACGAAGGAATCGGGGCTGGGCACTGTTTCAGGAACGCCGGGACTGCCACCTCGGGCGCTGGCAACGGCTTGGCCGGTTGAATGTGAACCGTCCGCGCGCACCCGGTGGCTAGCAATATAACGGGCAGTAGCATCACGAGCATCAGCAAGTTGCGCATTATAATGTGCATCGGCTTCATTGGCTTTCATCCTGTAGCGGCGCTCAGTCTCGGCAAGCGCCTGTTGTGCGATACGGTCAGCTTCCACCTGCGCAGCGGCAACGCGGGCCATGTCAGCAGCCCGGCCAGCGTGTTCACCGTGCCAACCCCGCCAGAGCCACGCAGAGAGGCACAAGGACGTTATCAGGGCGCATTGCAGGGGGTATGCCCGGAACACGCTCAGAGCGGTTCCCAGCGCTTTCCGTGTCCATAGGCGAAACGCAAGCCAGATCACTTGCCGCGCCCGGTCGGAACCAGTGCGCCAATGACACCCGCCGCAATGGCAAGCCAGCTATACGGCGAAGCCAACGCAGCGCCGCCGGTCACGGCCAGCACGATGCTTGCCCATGTTGAATGTTCCCCGATTCGGGCTTTGACGTATGCAATGACTTTCATGACACCATCCTTAGGGCTTGAGTTTCAATCCGGTCACACCGCGCCAGCCAGCCTTTGCCGAACGTGGCAAAGGTGGACAGCAAGCGGTAATAATCGCGGCGGCCTTGCTGATAGCGGCGGACCAGTTCGGGCAGGGTGTGAGCCGCAGCGAAGGCTTGGACAGCCTTGAACGTCACGGGGCCGGGCGAACCGTCAGGCAATGCGTTCACGATGGATTGCAGAAGCCGCACAGCGCGCGAACAACCGGCGTTCACCCCAAAGTCGAACACGCACAGCGCCAGCGCCGGGGGCAGGCCATCGCAGCCCATCGTCCGCCAATATCCATCCTTGTAGAGTGGCCCCACCGACGCCGGGGTGAGCGAGTGCATATCCACATCGATCTTGCCGGTATACGCCTGCCATGTGCGCCGCGTGACGCCTAGGTTAGTTTCTCCGCCGGGGTCGCGCGGGTTGTTGACGTATCCGCCCTCCTCTTTCAGGACGAACGCTAGGGCGGTGTCGAACGCGGTCATTCCTTGCGCTCCGCCAGTGTGGCAAGCGCTTTCAGGGTTTCCGCTTGATCGCTGACCGGGCCTTTCAGCATACCCATTCCCGCCTTCCCGAGCAGGAAGAGACACGCGTCAACGACATCAGGAAGGGGTGCAAATTCCCGAACGGTAAGCGCTAGACGCTCGATCATGGCAACACCGCAGTTGTTCATTCGTCCGCCCCTACGAGCATCCGGCCAATCAAGATGGCTTCCTGCCCGATCTGCCGCTGTGACGCCCCCGACAGCAGCGCGGCAGACAGGCGCTCCAATAGTTCCGCCCCCGCTTCCGCAGAGTCCGCAATGAGGACAACCTCAACGTCAAGTTTTTCCTCTTCACTCATACTCCTGCGCCACTTCCACAACGGGCAGGCGCTCGCGTTCGAGCTGTTCGCGGGTGGCTTGTTCGGTGGCGGCAGCGTGGGCTTCCCTGCCGAGCCAGAAATAGTAAGTCATGCCGCCACCTCCTGCAATTGCGAGAGGCCGCAACGGATGCGGCTAACCTCGCCGTGGGTTTTGTGGTAAATGATGGCTTTCAGATCGCGGCCCGAGCGATAGCCCATGTGCCGGTGCCAGGCGTCATTGGCGGCCAACGTCCGGTGCGTTTCCACCGTGCAGCCGGGATGATCCTTTAACTGGTCATGGTGGACGTGCCCGCAGTGCCAGACGCGCCACGTTGACGCTGCCCAATCGTGCGGGACATCGGACGCCATAATAAGTGGCAGATCGCCAAGCTTGGCCCCGTCGCCATGGGTCGAGCCAATCAGCGTTTTGCCGAAGCGGTAGTAGTAGAAGCTTGCCGGGGTCATTTCGACCGTGACGCGCGGCTCTTCGGAAAACAACGCATCAAGGGCCAGCGAAAGCATATATGCTTGGTGCGGATCGTGGTTGCCCCGGTTGTTCCTGACGACCACCGTTGCGTGCTTTTCCAGCAGCCGCCGGATGCACCGCGCCATGGCCCGAAGCCCGACTTGCGCAATCAACTGAAAGCGCCCGTCAACGTCCAGACTGGCCCCGCTGATTGGTGTCCGGTTGGTGCTGTTGTCGGCGTGGTAGAAGTCGCCGAGGTTCAGCAGCATAGCAATTTCCGACGCCGGGGTCAGTTCGCAAAGCCGGTCAACCGCGCCAAACGTCAGTTCCTCGGCAATCTTGAGATCGAAGTTTTCGCCGACTTCTTTCGCCCAGGTCATCAGTCCAAAGTGCGGGTCGCCCATCGGGATAACTGTCAGCAAATCGGCGTCGTGCAGTTTGGGCTTTGCCGTTTTTGCCAAGCCTGACTTAGCATCTGCGAGGATGCCTTCCACAGCGCCCGCGATAATGTCGAGCGCGCCTTGGGCACTTGGCGACTGCCGCTCCCAAGTCCGCTCCACGTCGCCGTCAGCATTGCGCTGCACGGTGACTTTGCCCATCAGGTAGCCCGGCGCGACACCGTTCTCAAAGTGCCCTGGTGCCAGCCCGAGCCTTGCCGCGTTCTTGAGCGCCCGCTGCAACGATTCCCGGCTAATGCCTAGTTCTTCGGCGGCAATGCGCTGGTTGCCGCATTTCTGATAGGCTTCAACCCGGCGGCGCAGTTCTTCGTCGGAAACGGCGTTGGGACGCATCAATCACCTGTTCCAAAAATGTTGGATGATGACGAGAATCAGCGCTACGGCGGACCCGCCAGCACCCCCCGCCAGCCACAGGGCAAGGCTTGTCGCGCCGCCCCGTTTGTTCTCCGCTGCCTCCATTTTTGCGAGCCGATCATCAAGCTTGTCGAACCGGCTAGTTACGAGTTCTTCAAGCCGATCCATCCGGCGCTCCAGCATGGTTTGCCCCGCCTTTACTTCGCCAAGGCCCTGATAAAGATCGGTATGGTTAGGCGCGTTCATGGCCAATCCTTTCGGACAGCCTCGCGCCACTTACGCACCACAAACGCTGTAAGAGCGTCAGCGAGTATCGCAGCGGCAAGCAGGAGAAGGCCCGCGCCGATCCAGAACAGTGCGGCGATCATCGATCAAATCCAATTGATGAATTTGGCGATGGCATTGGCGTAATCTTGGTGTCCGGGGTCATAAACGTGTGTGGTATCTGCATACCAGCCCGGCGTTGTTCCCTTTGTCCCAAATCCCAGCCCAATGTTAGAATATGAAACAAAGCGTTTTTGCATATCATATACAGCGATGTTATTGCCCGCCGCATAACTGCGCAAAAAGTTTTGCCATGAAATCTGTTGGTTTATGTCAACAGTTGCCGGGTTTATATCAAACGGAATCACCATCATTACGTCGCCATAACGCCGCAATCCACTTACCCCCGAGGAACCAACAATAGTATTCAGGTAACTTGTGGCGAGGGCCTGCCCGGCGGCAGGAGATGCCTGCCCCAGGTTGTTGGTCATATCGTTTGTGCCGATGTCGATAATGGTCAGGTCCGGGCGCATGATATCCCACCACTGCGTTGCAGTCGGCGCAGTGGTGCCATCACCCCAGCTTGCCGTAGTCGAACCAACCCAGCTCAATTGATGCATTTGCACTTGCGGGTTGGCCGAATTGTAAGCGGCGACACCGAGGACGTTGCACCCGCCCACGGTGGACTTAAGCGTAATTGTTTTTACGCCCGATGCGCCGAAATTAGTATCATCGAACCCGAGCGTCGTCCCGCTAGCCATGACCCGGCGGCGAATGTAGCTGGTCCCGTTATCGCCCGACGCGCCAAAGTTGCACGACAGAGTTGTGGCGGGGGCAGTTCCAATCATGGCGGTGGCGCTGCCAACGGTGTTGCTCGCACTCATGTTGTAAGTGCCGGTTCCGCCCGTCCCGGTACCGAGCGTTGAAATCGTCCCGTATTCCGTAATCACGGTGCCGGTGACGGGGTTTACGACAACCTTACGCACCCGCTGGCCCACAGCAATGGTGCCCGACGAAACCGCAGAAACGGTCATAACGGTGCCGCTAATTGTTGCGGTAAAACTGGCAGACGTAAACGGGACCTCGCCGTGCGCGCCATCGGTTCCCGCGCCATTCCACGCAACCCGCGACATATTGAGCGGGGTTGTTCCGCCATCCACGGAAACGGTAAACGAACCAGCGCCACCGCCGTAATAGATCACGTCAATGGTATCGACGGCTTGGGATGTGGTGAAGCTGAGCGTAGACCCTACAGACGCGGTGTTGAACAGCGCACCGCCGGGGCCTTTGGTTGTGCCTTGCGACCACCCGCTATTAGTCATGCGGCTATCGGTCGTGTCGCCCACCGTTCCGCCCACGCCGCGCGTAGAGCCCCACCAGCTATCATATGCGACCGCTAGGCCGGTGTCGCGGTTAAGCCGCTTTGCCAGCGCAACCGGCCACGAACGCAGCGCGTTTGTGGTGTAGACATAGCCGCCAAAATAGCTTGATGCCCGGCTGTCCGCGAGAACGGCAATCCGGGCAAAGTTTCCGGGGTTGGCAATGTTCTGGCGGGTGAGGCCATCGCGCCAGAACTTGAGATTGCGCGGATCGGCACCCGAAGTAAGGCCGATCAATTCCGCGCCCGTGGTGGCGAAAGTGTTGCCGGAATTGATTTTGGTTGACGTGGCGGATGACAGGCCAAGCGTTCCCGACGATAGATCAAGGTCCGGGCTTACCGCAATTTCTTCCGCCGCACCTGCCCCCGTCGAAGTGCGCCCGATTAGTTTACCAGAGGACAGCGCGAGTTGATGTTGATCGTTCCAATTGGATGGCTGAACAAGCGAAGTGTCCGTGCCGTCCGCCTTCGGGGATTGGAAATTATGGGTAAGACTGATCGTCATCGGCTCAAACCTTGATGCAGTAGAGGAGGGCGATGTTGCGGGGGCGCGTTTCAGTCCCGCTGTTGTTTGCGGTCGTTGCCGCAAATGGTCCGGTTAGCGCGTCGTCCCCACCCCACCCCGGAGACGGGTTAGTGGTCGCAGCGTTACCGGCGCGGGTTTGCAGCGAAAGCGTGTGGTTGTGCGGGCCAACCATCGCAGCCTGTGCAGAGCCGAAGGTGCGAGACGTATCGACGCCGCGCCCATTGTCCCAACCGCGCAGAAACTCGCCGCGCAGATCGGGCAGGTTGAATGTGGTCGAACCATCGCCGGTGCCAAACGTGGTGGCAATAGCTGCGAACAATGCTGCGTAAGTCGTGCGCGATACCGCCGAACCATCGCAGCCAAGCCAGCCCGAAGGCGCGGTGTTCATTGCAAACGGCATGACCGCGCCGGTAGGAATAAAAGACGTTGCCGTTATGCCGAGATTGACCAACGCCGCAGACGCCGAAGTCGCCCCGGTCCCGCCGCTGGTGAGGGCAAGCGGCGAGGTTCCCGCAAGGAAGTTTTGCAGCCCGGAAGTGAACGATTGGCGGATGATCGCCATAATCGAACGCACGGCGTTGTTGACGTTTCCGGCGGGACAGCCTTCAGCGATATTGGTTCCGTCAACCGTCCCATTGGACCCGGCTGCGGTGTTCCAGTCAAAAAGGCTTGGCATTGGTTAGCCCCAATAAAAAAGGCCCCCGCGAGGGAGCCTTGGAGAGAATGGGTTTTCGTGGTATTCCGCGCCCTATGGGCATCGGCGAAATAATGTTTTGCAAGGCGCTGGTCGTAACGGGCTGGATCGCCTTCAAAGAGGCGCGCGACAATCGGAAAGCCAAACGGCTCGCCGAAGAGGACGCCGAATTAGCGCGTGTTTTGAATGAGGAGTGGAATAGGGGCTGCGCCGATTTGCCCCGCATACTTACTTATACCGGTCCCGAGCTTGGCGGCCCAATCCGGGCGGTCAAGTAACGCCTTAACCATTAGGTTTTGTCCGCCGCGCGTCCCGGCGAGGGCGAGTAAGGCGGTTGCCGCAAGAGGGGTCGCGGCCCCCGCTACGGCGTCGCCATTTGCATAACCTAGCCCGGCTCCCGCTCCAAGCGCGCCGCCACCAATAATACCTTGGGTAAATAGGCGTCGGGCAGTTCCGCTATCGGGAACTTTAGATGGAAGAACCTGAAGGCCCGCATCCGCCAAATCCCCAAACGGGCGGCTTCCGCCAAACTTAGCGACCGTCTGCGTTTGTGCGGTATTCAATTGGGCGGGGCTGAAAACTTGAATTTCGCCGTTATTGCCGTTTTTGGCGGCATTTTTTGCCGCCTCCAAAATTTTTGCCATTTTATAGGATTTGTCGGCATTGGCAAGTCCTTCAATGACCGGCTGTCCGCCGCCGCGCTCCATCTGCCCGCGAAGGGCATCCATCGCAATTGAAAGCGCATCGCGGTAATCTTGTTCAAACCCCGGAGCCGCCGCGTCCGCAGATGAGCGATAGCCCTTGAGGCCCCGCATGGACTGTTGATAAGTATCGCCTGTCAGTTGGCCCGCAGCCGCAATTGGAGATACCCGGTTGTTAATGGCCTGGTTGAAATTGTTTAGGTAATCATTTGGCAACAGGTTTGCAGCGTTACGCGCGTTAACCATATCGCTGCCAAACTGAGCATCAAGCGGAACTGTGACGCCGGACGTTGCCGCATCATAGGCTTGTCCGACTTTTCCCCCACTGCTCCCAGGAACACCAAGCAACTCCTGCGCACCTTGTTCGCCGATATTTTGAACGGTCGCGCCGATTGGCGCGCCAGCTTGCTGAAATGCCGCTCGGTTAAACGCGTCAAGGCTATCATTATGACGTGCGGCGATCATATCCCCCACGCCCGGAAGGGACATCGCCGCGTCTTCAATGCGCGATGCAGTTTTACCCATAACACGGGCAGCCGTTAGTGGAATCCCCGCATCCCGAAGATATTTAATTGCATTGGATGCCGCCAGCCCGCCGATGGCCGCGCCCGTAACCTTGCCGCCGACTTGTCCAAGACCACTGCCGAAGCCGCCAGCAAGAGCGGAAAGGGCGGGATCGGCCCCCGTGTTATTTCCGTAAATCCCGGAATAGGCGGTATCGGTGCCGAGCGTCCGCATCATTTTCGCCACTTCACCGCCGCGCAGGACCGCAGGGGCAATGCGTGAAGCAAGCGACCGCAGGCCGAGGCCAAGCCCTTCTGTGCCCGCAATCGAACCCGCAACCTGCCCAAGCCCCATACCAATCGCGTTGCCGGTGCTGGCGTTACCGAGGGCCTGCGTCTGATCGGGATTAAGCGCAGAGATCGCACCGAAGCTTGCAGCATCACCAAGCCCTACCGCAGATGCCCCGAACGGATTGTTTACCGCACTGTTGCGCAGAAATTCCATGTTGGACATCGGCTGCGCCGGGCCGGGAATGGTCGTCGGGATGGTGTTGCCGCCCCGTCCGGCATTGGCAGCAACTACCGCCCACTTGCGATAGGCGTCTTCCTGTTCCGGGGTGACCTGATAGCCATATTTGCGGTCAAGGTCGCTGCGGAACTTGACGTAAGCATCCGGGCTCAGGTTGCGGGCATTTTGCGCGATCCATGCATCATATTCCCGCTGCATCCCCGGCGGGATGTCACCTTGCTTGGTTGTTGCACCGAACGCCGCCGCTTCGAGGTTTTGCGTCGGGTCCAGATAGGTGTTATTCCAGACGTTCGGCGCAGCTTTGGAATCAACTGGGGTAATCTTACCCGAGGCGTCAGGAATGCCACCAAGAGTCTGGATGGCATTCCTACGGGCATTGTCGCGCACCTTGGCAAGGTTGCCCATCGTGTTGACAATCGTGCCATCATATTGAGACGCCGAGGGGATGTAGGCCCCAAGGTTCATCTGCATTTCTTGCGCAGTGTTGGCTTCACCGCCGGTCAATCCAAGCGCGTTACGGACGATACCGCGCGCCTGATTGCCCACGTTGTCGAACGCCTGATTTTGCGGCAGCGGCAGGTAATCTGCCAAGCCCGCAAGTCCGTGGGTCGCGCCGGGGCCTTCGGCAAACTTCTGGTGCAGATCGTTAATGATCGAATCAAGTTGAAGCGAGGCGTTCCACTGCGCAAGCGCCTTGGCGTAAACGTCAGGCGGAAGGCCGTTAAGCCGATCTGCGCTCTTTGCCTCAATGCCCGCTTTTTGGGCATCGGCTCCGGCCTTGGCGATTACAGGGGCGGCGGTCGCGCCTTTGATGCTATTGTCAATCTGCTGACCGGTTGTGTTAGTAGCAGTTTGAGCGATTTGACCTTGAATTTGCTGCCTTTCGAAGGGATACTTGGGATTGCGGGCACCAACCGGAACTGTCATTCCTCCGCCCGGCGCGGGCACAACAAACGGGACGCCGTTCGGCCCCATTTCAATAATGCGGCCATCGGCCATAACACGCTGTTCGCCCATGCTTAATTCCCGATAGCGATGTTCTGAGAGCGGATGTAATTCAGCGCCTTGTCTGGCCCCATGGCTTGCCGCAAGCGCAGAAATTCCGCTTGGCTAATGGTTGAGGATGGGCCTGAAGGTGTGGCCGTCCCGGATGCTGCATTTAGGGGTTTTGCACTGTACCAATCGGATGCCGTTAATGGTGCTGCGGGTGGTTGGCCAACGCCAAACGTTTTCAGAATCGCGCGCGGATCAACAAGCTGCGGACCATCCGGCCCCATAACCGTGTTAGGGTGCAGCGCCGCATGACGCGCCCACTGATCCTGCGTCCAATTGGCAGAATCGGCCAAAAGTTTTTGCTCGGGGGTCGGTGCGATGGCCTGCGCCTGAAGCTCCTGCTGCTTCAATGCGGCCTGCTGTGCGTATTGTTCCTGAAGCTTGCGCTCGTCCTGCGTCTGCTTTTGAAGGTCAAGGATATGCGGGATATACGTGCCCTGACCGCCGTCTGTATTCGTGATTGCATCGCCAATGCTGCCGATGATCTTCCACGCCCAGCCACCTTTACCGAACGCGCCGGGCTTCTGCGCCTGCTGCATAACGGGCGGAAGCATCCCATTGCTAATGCGGTCAAGCCCGGTCGGATCATACTGCCCCGAGGGCGATTGGCCATACATCGGTTGATTAAGATTGAACATGGTGTGATCCTACCCGCCGTATGCCGTTGCCGCGTTCGATCCGGCCTGCGCCAGATAGTCGAGCAAGCCCTTTTTCTGTGTCGAGGATGACGTTCCGCCGTTGAACAGCGCGCCCAAAGCGTTGGCATATGCGGTTGTTCCGGCGAACGGAATCGCCGCACCCGCCGCGCTGGTCTGGAGAATTTCCGGTAGGCCCTGATAATTTGCTTGAGCGAGGGCAGGGGCCATCTGCGCCGCCTGGTCCATCCGCCCCTGCTGCTGGCTGTAGTCCGCAAGGCGCGCATTGTTGTCAGCTTCCGCAAGATTGCGCGAAAGAACGTCAGTATACGCCCCTGACCCATAGCGGCCCCCGGCGGAAAATTGCCCGTTGACCTGGTTGGTTACATCGCGGTTGGTCTGGTTGAGAAAGCCCTGAAGGTAGGGGTTGCCGTTCAGATACTTGCCGTTGAGAACATCCTGATTGTAGCCTTGGGCTGCGTGAACGTTCGGGCTGCCCTGCATAAACTGCTGCTGAAGGCCGGGGAGGAGGCCCTGAACACGGTTGGCGATTGACTGAATGCCGGGCTGATTCTGATTATAGACGCCCTGAACGCTCCCCGCCGCCGCCGTGGCATACGGCTGCGCCCACTTCTGAGCCGAGCCGGTCGCGCTCTCGGAATGACTGGTACCGCCCATTACAACACCTTTTCAAACAATGTCAGGCCGCTTTCGCAGCCGGTCACTTTCCAACCCAGTTTCGTTATCCAAGGAATCCATCCGCGCCGCCCGCGCCCTCGGATCAAATCCGCGCCGCAGTCTTTGGCCCATGCACAGATTTTGCTTTCCAGTTCGGGATACCATTCCCGCGCCCGCGTCCCGGCGGTGTGCTTCAGTTCCGCAAAGCCTTCGACGGTCATGCGTGACGTTGCTGCCCCGATCAACAAGCCGTCATCAACCGCGATCCACACCAGATCGCCCGACACAAACACATCGCATCCGCCGCGCTCCGCAGCGGGCCGCAACATCTCGCACAACTCAGGCCACCATTCCCGTTTTTCCGGGTCAGGCAGCCAGCCCGCTTCTATCGCCATGAACCCGTTGCCGGTGTTGTTATCGACCAGCCCGAAGCCCCCGCCAGTTCCGGCGAAAACAGGTTGAAGTTGAAATTATTTACGTTGCCGCTAAAGTTGTTGTTCGCCGCCACCCCGGACCAAGTGCCCAGCGTCGAACCAAGAGCCGCCCAATCGGAAACCGTCGAACCGACCAGTTCCGGTGCAAACAGCCCGGCTTGCGGCCAAACATTTGACGAAACAACCGTGCCCGACCACGTGCCACGAACCGGCGCTAAGCCAGTCCAAATGTTGCCCGAACCGATCAGCTCGGGCGCAAAAACCCCATCTTGCGCCCAAAGCGCAGCCGTGCCGCCTGCCGCCGCAGACGACAACGCCGCACTTGCCGTAGACAATGCCCCGAACGACGCCGCCAGAGGCACCGTAAGGCCCAAAGAGCCGGACAGCGCACTCTGGCCCGCCAGAGCCGCAGACAGCTTACCAGAGGCCCCTAGCGCCGCAGTGACGGTCGCTATGACACTAGCAGACGATGCCAGCGTAACTGACATGCTTAGCGATGGTGTAACCGCGCTAAGCCCCGCCGGGCTTGCCGCCAGCCCAATTGCAAGAGCCAGCGCGGGAGAAACCGACGCGGCCCCCGCCAGCGACGTCGCCAGCGGGATCGTATTGGTTAGCTCCGCCGTGACCGAGGATTGACCCGCCAAGGCCGCAGCCAAAGACGATGACGCGGCCCCGAAATAGAATGCCGAAAACGAACCGGACAGCGTTCCCGCTGTGCCGGTTTTGACAAGCAGCGAGGTGTATCCAAACCCGGTATTGCGTTGGCGCGCCCAGCTTGTCGTAAAGCTTGCGCCGGTTGCCACGACTTAGCCCCAAGTTTCCTGATAAGTCCCGATGATGTTGCTTGAAGTTGTCGCGCTAGGAATGAACAGGAAAAACGGCACAACGCCGTTGTAAAGACGCGGAAGGCCGCCCGTCAGAGGATCGATGTTGTTGCCCGTATTGCCGTTGGGCAGCGGCAAAACCGCTAGCACCCGGTAGGCAACAAGGTTCATTGTCCCGGAGGTCCAAGTTGCGCTTAGTGTGACGTTCTGGACAGAGCGCACACCGGTATCACCCGCCTGGAGTCCTATGGGGTAAAACGCGCCCGCCGCAGAAGTCGCCCCAGTCGCATAAATGTTTGTTGCCGTGCGGCTCGCCGTATTGGCTTGGTTGGTATAGCCGACCGTGATTGTCGGTGCGCCTGCGCCCGTCGCCGCGCTGATCTCCATTCCAAGGATAACGCCGTCGCCGTTGGTCGTGCCGGTGTTGTCGCGGGCCGGGAAAGCCGCACTGGTAACAGTCTGCGCCGAAGTGCTGGTGATCGTAAAACCGCCGTTATGCCAGAGCCGATCACACAGAATAAGCGTGCCCGGCTGAGTGCAGGACGCCGCAAGCCCCGCCATATAGGCGTTACCGCTACCGGGGTCGGTGTGGTAAAGCTGCCCGGCGACTTGAGACGATGTGCTTGACAAAGCGACACCCGCCAGCGTCGTATCATACGAACCGGCACCGGGATTGCCGCCGATAGACCAATAGGAAAACGGCCTACCCGCCACCAGCGTTCCGCTAACGGCTTTGGCGAATGGCCGCGTTGACTGCATCCCCGCCAGCGCGAGGTCGAGGGTCGTTACCGCCATGGCTTAGTTATCGATCTGGAACGAGAGCGAAGCCGCCGGAAATGTCACGGTATCCCCGGCGTTGATTGTCTTCGACGTGGTGAGCGCCCCCCACACCAGCAGGTTGCCCGAAGACAAAGCGTCGAACAGGCCAATTGCCGTAACCGTGCCCCACCCCGAAGGCGTGGGGGTTGGAAAGCTTATCGTCCCGTTGTTTGAGGTCGTGCCGCCGGTCCCCGTGGAGGCCGTGGTTGATGCCGCCGACTGCGTTCCCGCCCAATTAGCAAGCGAAGACGCAACCCCAACACGCGCATAAGCGTTGCCCGATACTTCCGTGCCACCGCCAGTGTCCGAAGGGGTTGCGGTGAACAGCCCAACATATACCGTTGTGGGAGCCGTGAACGTCTGCCCGCGAAACAGGAAGTCAATCAGCTTGTTTTCCAGATAATCCGACAGAGCGGCCATGCTTTATCCTATCCGCCAAATGGTGCCGTCGCAGTAGACCGGCACATTGTTTGAACCACCGCCAACCACAGCTGAAGCGAACGTTGTGGCGGTTGCATCCGTCACAAAGGCCCGCGCGCCAGCGCCGATGTCCGCCGCCGCAGGAAGCTTCGTCACGGTCGTTTTGGTTTGCGTCAGGTAAATGAGGCGGTTGACCACCGTTGCCACCTGCCGCTGCCATTCAGGAATCGAGTTCCACTGAACGGGGACGTTCATCCGTTGCCGCCCACCGCCTGATCGAACGAAATAGCGTTGGCGTAGGACCACCCGCTAGTTGCCGACAGGTTGATTCGCGGCTGAAGGAACTGCCCTGATGCCCTGATCGGAATAAAACCGTTGGAGCGCACTTCGTTTGATACCACCGTCGTAAACGGATCGCCCAAGCGGCTCGCATACCCCAATGTGAGCGTCACCCCGTCGAGCGCATCACTGTAAAGCCGCGACCTGCGCACCCGCGTTACCCGCCCCGGAATAAGTTCAAGCGTAGGAAATGTGAGGGTAGATGGCAAGTTGAGCGCGGAGCCAAACGAATAAACGATGTTGTCAGACTTGACAACGGTCAACAGCGGTTCCCCCCCCTTGAATATCGGATCATCAAGCGAATACGGAACGCTATCGAGGCCTCCGGGATAAAGCACATCGACGTATTCCAGCGACACCGATGCATTGATTCCGGTTGACAGGCCAATAATCCCAGGAACGTAAATGTCAGTCCAGCGGTCCAGCGTCCAGTTATAAACCCACAACCGATCAAGCATTGACCAGATTACGAGCGTTCGCTTGGGGTCGATTGCGCAACGTATGTTGTTTTGCACGTCTGGGCGGCTGTATTCTTTCCAGAAGGTTTCGTTAATTTTCTGGTCGCCGATGTTGCTCAATTCACCGTCTTGGATCACATAAAACCCGCGCCCGGACAGAAAAAACGTCATGCGCCCGAATGTGGCAATCGCTCCCGGCGCGATGCAGCCAATCCCATCAGAGATTTTGTCACGCTGAAAAATCAGCGCGCTGCCGACATAGGAAAAGCGGTGAATCGCCGCTTCCTGAAACACCAGCCCGTATTCGCCCCCGGCAATCCCGGTAATCGGGCCGCCATCGGGCAACGGCTGAATATCGCACTCCCCCGTGCCGATGGTCCAGTTTTCAGCGTTGTTGTTGCCGGACCAATAAACCGTGCCATTGGCAGCAGAATTGCCCGCCATGAACACAAAGTCGCGGACAATCGCGAGCATCGTAGCGTTAGGGGGCGAGCCGCCCAAAAGTGCGCCCGTTGCCGTCGATATGGTATATTTGACCGGCTGCCCGCCGTTTACCCCGATGATAAACGAGCCATATTGCCCGAAAAACCAATCGGAGGAATAAACCCCGCCGTATTTCAGTGTCCAAGCCGTGCCCGAATAAACGTAAAGCCCGGCATTCGTCCCCGCCAGCGTAACGGTCGTTCCATCAAGATCAATAAACGAACCGCCGCCCTGCCATGCGCTTGGAATAGCCGTGGTTACAGCCGACAAATCTTTGACCGGGCGATACCCGAGCGGCGAAGCATAGACGTTGCGGGCAACCGTAAGCCCCTGGTGCCCGTATGGCGGGAGGTCAGGAAGCCACGGGCCAAGCTCAGGCATAAATATAAGGCTTTCGCACCAACGGCGATGCCCCATAACGCTGCTTGGCGCTCAATTTGTTGAGTTCCGCCAGTGCCTCATCAAGCGCCGATTTCCATACGCCTAACCGCTCGTCATTGACGATATACGCCTCCGCTTGAAGCAGCAGCGAATAATAATAGATGTCCGGATGCCCAAGGATCAGCCAATTGGTTCCATTGGATGCAAGCGACGGGATGGCCGCCTGATAGCGCATATACACCTCATCGGTGGATGACGCGCCAGGAGTGGGCCACAAGTCAATTGTGGTGCCCGTAATGACATAGGCTACAGGCGAGCCGGTTTGCTGCCCGTATAGCCGCCGCGCCTCATCCGGGGCCATCTGTTCCAGTGTGGTGGGCGGAGTGCCGTCAAGCCACACGTCCCTAATCTGCCAGCAGTCCGAGGGAATTGTAATATCCGAAGTGGGGACGGCATAGGCCGTCACTTCACGTTGCGGCGAATTAATGGTGCGGTTAAACCGCGCTTCCACAAACGGCATCAGCGCCGCTGCCTGCGTAGTCGTAATCTGGCCGCCGAGCGTATCGACCACTTGGGCCAGCAATCCTGTGTAGTCCATCGCTCACCTCACAGGATTATGCGCTTCATGCCCGGCACAAGATGCCGATAGTCTGAATCCATCAATTTCTTTATCACCGCGTCTTGATGGTCCGGGTTCCACATATCTATCCCCTCTTCGACCAGCCATTTCATGCCAACCGAAGCGGGGACGTGACCCACACACCACATATCGCCGCGAGCATTATAACCTTCAGATGCCTTGTTCTTTTCAATCGCCATGCGAGAGGAACCGACATCTTCGTATTTGACTTCAACCGTGCCTTCATCATCGTCGGTGGCGCGCAGAAGCTTGCGAAGGCCGTTGAACCGGCCATCGTCGATGATTTCCCAATCCATGCGGAACCCCGAAAGGTAAGGGGGCGGACCGAAGCCCACCCCCTCAGTTTAACTAACTCAGGTCGCGGATGACACCCGAAGCCGCTTCGTTGCGGCAGCGGAGCGCCCATTCCCGGCGCATCAGCTTGCGCTTGGCAAGGCCGGTCTGCGCGAGGTCTTCGACGGTCAGGCCGTCCAGATCGCTGATGTCCCAATATTCCGGGTCAACGATCAGGGCGTCACGGGCCGAGCAGAAGCGCGACGGAACGAACTGCACGGTCCCGAAGTCGGAGACGTAGAAGTCCGCACCAGCAACAATGGTCACGCGCTTGTCGCCGGTTTCGCGGCGCTGCGTGGCAAGGCCCGAGAAGGCTGCCATATTCTGCTTCTGGGTGCCCGAGACGATCACCGCTTTGGGGTTGCCACCCTTCGACCAGGCCGACTGCATAACAGTCTTGAGCATGGCTTCCGTGATCGAACGCTGAGTGCCGTTGGTCGCGGCAGAGACAATACCCGCCGAGAACCCGCCGTTGGCCGGCGAGCCTGCGCCCGAAAGCGAGGTGTTAGAGGTCAGCCACGCCAGAGCGCCAGCGGTCAGGCCAGCAACCGACGAAGTCGGCGCAACCGAGGCATAGTTGCCGGTCGCACGCAGCTCAATGTCGGTGTTCAGTTCGCGGCCAGCCTTCATCAGTTCGCGCGCCAGTTCCGATTTGCGGCCCGCCTTGTTGACGGCTTCCACAGTGGTCGAAACGCCGACAACCTTGGTGCTGATCTGCGTATAGGTGCCGACGCGGGTGGTGTTGGCGCGCGACAGGTTCGGGGTATCGTCACCCTGAATTGCCGAGTTAGTCGCCGAAGCAGCCGCGAGGCTGTCGGTCTGCCATTCCGTGTAAGTGCTGTTGGCAGTGCCCCGGCCAATCATGCC